CTTTTCTTTGAAGTGGTTTTCCACTAGTCGGCCGAAATCAAATGTCATAGTATAAGTTCCTGATATAATTAGACGACTATGTCGGCAATACCCATTTCGACTGCTTCTTCTGCGCTGAAGTATGCATCTAAATTCTTAGAAACAATTTTCGCGAGTTTTCTCCTGGTTAACTTAGTCTCCGCGGCAAGACATTCAAACATCATTTGTTCGTTAGTCTCTGCTTCTTTTAAGGAGGCCTCGATGTTATGAAGGCTTCCGCTTTCTCCTGTTAATACGCGGTGTAGCATTATTCGAGAGTGTTTGCCGATCCTTCGTTCGCCTTTGGTGCCGGCTGCCAATAATAAAACTCCCGCTGACATTACTTTGCCTATTCCAAAAGTGTGAATAGGACAATCTTTTCGAATCATTCGCATCATGTCATATATGGCAAACATTTCTGCAACATTTCCACCGCCCGTTGAAATATAAAAGTCAACCGGAAGTAGTGGAATAATTCCATTATCGTCCGGAGGGCCTTCGCATGTATGGTGATAATGAAGAAGGCCTATTAAAAATTCCTGTGTATTCTCTTCGTTGATATCGCCGTAAAGACCTAGCACCCTTTGTTCGGGGCGCGCCGAAGATTCTTCTTGAAATTCCATAACCACTTCTTTGTCGCTCACTGTTGTTCCTCGTGCATTTCATCTAATTGTCTCATTGCCTCTCGCCAGTTGGTAAATTTAGTGGCGAAGGAAAAAGATAGAGGCGTGTTAATTAAAATAGTTTGGATGATTGATTCCTTCCAGTTACTCATAAATTTATCATCTACTTCCATGAATTCGCGCAGACGTTTTTTATCAAAATCGGCCTTTCTCAGGTGATTATACTTTATTTCTCTAAGAAATTCAGCATCTTCATGAATTTTCGAGCACATTAAAAGGCAACGGTATATTACTTTTTCGACGAGCCGCCAAGCGTGACAAATTTCAAAAAATTGTGCCGCAAATCTACAAGAAAACACGCCAAACAGATACACGCAGATTAGTATGGCCGTTTGAATTTCTGTTAACTCCATATTAACTCCATAAAAAAACCGCGGGGAGTTCCCACGGTTTTATTATAACAGATCTTGTTCTATTTATCAATCAAATATTGCTTTTTGTTTTATTTTAAAAACCCGTATACTTGCGGCCGGCCGCGCCGGATACCATCGCGACAAGCTGCTGAGCTAGCGTGTCTGCTTCCCCGGGCTTGAGTCCGGACTCTTCTCCGGTCCCCAGGCCAATGCCGGCCTGGCGCGCGATAATATTCTTGGCCAGCTCAAGTTTTTGCTCCGGGGTGGCGCCGCCGAAGTTTGGGCTCTGACCAAGGGACATCGCGTTGCGCTTCTGGTTCGCTTCGATCTTTTTGTAGACGCCGCTTTTGAGGCCGGGCAATTTCCGGACCATGCCCGACAAGCCAAGCTCAGCTAGGGGCTCTTCAGACTTTTTTTTTTTACCTTGGAGAGCTTCCTGCACTATTCTCTTAGCAACGCGCTTAGTAATCTTATTAATCATTTCTTGAAGGGCCAGCTCTTCTCCGGGCTCGACGCCAAGATCGCCGACGGGCTCGACGCCAAGATCACCGACGGGCTCTTCATCTTCTAGGGGCTCTTCGGCGGGCTCTTCTTCCTCAACACTGACTTCGTCGCCCAAGACTTCCTCAAGTGCCACTTCCAGCGCTGCCAAAAAGTCGTCAACACTAACCTCGCGGCCGCCTGCTTCCCCTTCATCTCCCAGGGGCTCTTCTAGGGGCTCTTCATCTGGGAGGGGCTCTTCTAGGGGTTCTTCATCTGGGAGGGGCTCTTCTAGGGGTTCTTCATCTTCGCGGTAAGACATGCTACCCTCTTCAAGCTCGTCGCCGACGTCGCCTCCATCTTCACTTTCATCTTCACGCAAGCGTGCGCCTGGACGACTATCGTCCGGGTGCCCATAACCGGCGGCTCCTTCGCCGCGGCCGCGGCCGTGACTTTCGCCCATTCCTCCAACGAAGCCGGGAGTTATCGGCGTCAAATTCGCTAGTTTCATAAACTTACGAACCTGGGCTTCGCTAAGCAGTGATTCTTTTTTACTCATTATAATCTCTCCTAGAAACAGCTGAGTGTTGCTACATTTAATTAGTATCTATCGAACATAACGACGCTTTTTATTTTGCGCAAAGTTTCATCTACAATCTGTTTTGCTCTCACAATACTAATGTGGTGTCGAGCAGCGACTTCCTTTAAAGTCATTGGTCCGTGCTTGTTAACCGCTATGAGGGTACAATTATTATCTTCCGGATAGTCTATCCACATTCGACATTCATTTTCCACACAACATATTTTTGCCGCCATACATTTCTTTGAGCATTCTCTCATGGTGTCCTCCGGGTCGAAACTCTTTGAACGACTTTGTTCTTTTCAAGATATTCTATGATCGCGTTTTCGTCAAAATTGCGCGTTTTCTCGTTCCACATAACTGTACCATACGGAATTTCTAGTATATTCTTATTTAATACAACGAACAGCGAAGGAAATCCACTATAGCGGCGATCAAATTGGCCCCTAAACGCTTCCCTCAAAACCTGTCGGCCGCCCATCTTCTCCGCAATGGCCACATAAAAATCACAACAATTTCCTATTTTGTTTTCAAGCTTTTCGTAAATCGGCTTGAATTCGGCACACACTCCACAATTCGTGGATGCGATCAATAAAAGAGACACGCGCTCGCGATTATTAAAAGGCCGCAGCAGTTCTAATTCAGAAACATTATTAAGCAGTTTCATAGCTCTGGCATCTCCTCTTCTATCAGGTCAAATATGTTTTCTACGTCATCTTCAGTAATTCCCAGTCTTTTCATCAAATCTTTTCCTTCCTCTCTCATCCTAATTGATTTTCGTATGTTGGCTTTGGATTGAAGCTTTTCATCTATCTTATAAAAATCTACAAACTCCATAAATTTATCATTCTTTTCTAGATATGCTGCTGCACATGCTCGAAAAAACTCGCTCTGTGTCCTAAAACCATCGTAATGCATTCTTATCTTAAGATCCTCATGCAGGCGAGGGTGAAGAAAAAAAGTTACACTAGCTAAATCTTTCATCGGCTTAATATGTGAGTTGAGCTTTCCAGTTGACCGGCCGGTGATTGGATAATGAATTGCGCTTTTTCTTGTAACTCGCGAATGGAGCGCGCGCCCGAGTATGACAGTCCGCTGCAAATCCCTCTTCTCAATTCCGACAAGACACCCGAAACAGGCCCTCGGTGCGGTACCACAGTAGAAATCCCCTCAAGAGAGGCGGTCTTTCCTCGCCAACCTATCTGTGCGTCTTTGCTGGCCATTCCTCGATAAGTTTTAAACTCGCCTTTTTTCGTTTTTATAATCTCTCCTGGGCACTCATTTGTTCCCGCTAGTAGTGAACCCACCATCACAAAATCTGCTCCGCAGGCGAGAGCTTTCACGATGTCGCCAGAATTCTTAATGCCGCCATCGGCTACTACTTTAACATCAGCAAATCGGCCACCTTTCTTGGCTATGCGTGTCGCTATAATCGATTCTAGGGCCGGGATACCATGTCCGGTCTGAATTCTTGTGCTGCAAATGCTGCCGCCGCCAATCCCAACACGTACGCTGTCGGCGCCCCAATTAGCTAGGTCGACGAAGCCTTCAAGGGTGGCAACATTTCCGGCCATTAAATGCACTTTATCTCCAAATGTTTGCCGTAACTCATAAAGCGTATTTTTCACGTGGACATGATGACCATGAGCAACATCAATACAAAGAATACGCACGCCGGCGTCGTATAGTGCCGTGGCTCGATCGAGGTAATCTCCTGATGCCCCAATAGCAGCTGCTGCATTGGCGTTCGCATCCACGATAACTGCGCGGGCCAACAGGCTCTGTTCTTCTATCGTATTGTATCGATGAATTATGGCCAGGCCTCCTTCATTCCACATGGCCACCCCCATATCAACTTCGGATATGGTATCCATTGGGCTGCCTATAATGGGAAGCGCCAACTGAACTGTGGCGTACGCACCAACAAAAGAACTACTAATATTGATTTCCGATCGGCTTTTTATATCAGAGTATTTCGGCACCAATAGTATGTCGTCATACGATAATGTTTCTTTAGTTTTCATTTATTTCCTCCATGGTGGTTTTAACTTTGCTCCAGCAGTCCGGGCATGTAAGTCGTATTTTCTTTCTTTCTTCAAAAACTACAACCTGCCACGACTGTGCCATCTCTTTGCTTCTTCTGTCAAACGCCGCTTCACATACACAACACTTTTCAGGTATGTCCAAAAACATGCTGGTTTTTCTTTTTAAAGCTTCCTCAGCAATTTTACGCTCTTTTTTACGCTTGGATGCGTCCACCTTTCTTATCTTCGGCTTATTCATGTTCGCTCCATAGGATAGAAATCGGGGGCCAAAGCCGTCGGCGGCTTATAAAGTGTGTTAGAATGAAATACCACGACGGCCGACGGGAAAGGCGCGGCGTTATCAGAATCTCCAAATTTTAATCGGCCTCGAACTAAATGAACCTCTTTAGCTTTCATCACATAGTCATGCCACCATTTTGTATCAGTTCTGGAAGGAACAAGCATTACCACCACTGTATTATGTTTTTTGGATTCTTCATATCCCTTTTTTAACCACGCGCCGATGCCCCGGCCGTAAGGAGGATTAACAAAAACCGTATGCCCCTTCCAGTCTTGTGCGAGGCCATCTTCTTCTTTAGTAAAATATTTCTCGCATTTGGCACTGGCCGCTGTTGCGCAGGGGTCCAGAGTAAATTCAAATTGTTCATTTAGCTTGTCGAAGAATGTCTGGGGCGTGTCCCAGTCTCCGCTCTTGGAACTAAACCCCACGGCGCCGGTGGCCTTATTCCACAAGTTTCCTTTTACAAAATATGGTACTTCAGGTCGCATCGGTACTTCCTAACGCTCCGGCGCCTCTGTTGCTTATGGTAACGGGATATTCATAAAGCTCTCCCCCGGTATTCTCCCAAGCTCGAAACGAAACTACGGGCACCATTACCAATTGGGCTATCTTTGTATCTCTTTCAACAAACTGTGTTTCGCTTCCAATATTATGAAGATTAATAAACACTTCGCCGGCATAGCCTGAGTCTATTACACATGCGCCCACAATAAGGCTGCGTTTTGCCGCTACGCTGGAACGATTTTTTACCTCCAGCATGTATCCATGCGGCACTTCAAATCTCAATCCTGTTTCAAGTACCGCGCCCTCTCCTGGCTCGATCCGGCAGGCCGTTGTGGAAAAGTCTGCTGGACAATAATATACATCTAATCCCGCATCGCTTGGGTGACCTCTCGTTGGTTTGCTCGCGTCGTCTCGTACGCGATGATATTGTACAATCATTTCATATCCTTTCTGAGTTATCGCTTACCTTGCCCTCGATATCTTTTTTTATAACGGGGGTTGCCGCCATGATGGCCCGGGCTACCATGCTTGGTAAACTTGCTATTTCCGATCCTCGTCTTTTTCTTGGTGCCTTCTTTTTTGCTGCCTTTTTTCTTTGCCATTATGTTTCCTATCCTAGTAGTTTCATGTTTCTTCTAATAGATCTGGTGCTAAATCCCCATTGTTCGTTGTAATCCAAGCGAGCCATATAGGGTCGATTAACAAATACTTGATCCTTACCTGGTATTATACCCCAACATCTAATCTTTGTCAAAGTAGAATTGCCATCTATTGCTGTAATAACCAAGTATGGTTTTCCGTTCTTTGTTTTGCGTGTATAACCTCGCGAGGAATAAACCACACCAACCCCAGCTCTCGATCATATTCTGATATGGGAGGAACGTACAATTCATCCAGCCGATTTTGAATCTTGTGATCAACCACCAAATCCATCGGAAAAATACCCGTAAGGCTTACGGTGTTCTCAATTTCTTCCTCATGAGAAAAGTCGCCTTCGGGCTGATATGTCTCTATATTCTCGTTAAGCTTTTTCTTATTCTTTGGCCTATCGACCGCTATAGCTGACCAAAAATGTTTACGTCCTGAAAAGCGATCGTCCATTAAACCATCCATCGCTCCGCTTCGCACCAACACATCTAACGCTTTCTTATTGAACTTAGAGTATACCACATCTGGGTGGAAAATGGCGTCTTCGATTGTTTCAAACGGACGATTTTTAAGCACTTGCTCGATGGCGGCGTCTCCGAGACCCTTCAAAGAAGAAAGCGGCTGCACCAACGTCATGTTATCGCCAGGATCAATTTCCCATACATCGCCTGATGCATTAATATCAGCCTTTTCCACATTAAATCCATAACTCTTGGCGATATTGATTGCTTTCTCCTTACGAGATTCCGGTTCCTTATCAAGAAATGCAGCCATCCACTCAGAAGGGTAGTAATTGAGCAGCCATGCGCACTGAAAAGAAATAATAGAATAAGAAACAGCGTGAGACTTATTAAAGCCGTACCCCGAGAAATATTCAAACGTCTGCCAAAGTCTATCGGCTTCCGAAATTCTCATCCCCTTCTCTTGACACCCCTCCACAAACTTTGAGTAAAGTTTGTTCTTAACTGTGTAGCCTTTGCCGGTTCCCTTCTTCGTTAGAACTTTTCGAAGCATGTTTCCCTCATCCAAGCTGAGATTCTTGCCAAGCTTGTGAGCCAGCAATGCAATCTGTTCCTGAAATATCAGGAAGCCAAATGTTTCTTCAGTTTCTTCTTGTACGATATCGTGAATATGTTCAATTGTATCGGGATTGCTTTTGGCATCCACATACTGCTCATGTACGTTGGCCGACAACGGGCCCGGGCGATAAATAGAAGTAATCGCCGCGAGATCGATCAGGCTCTCCGGGCGGGCCCTCTTACAAAAGTTTTGTGCTGGCTGTTCCGTGAACTGAAAGATACCGGCCCAATTTCCCTGCTGAAAAATGTTTTCGTATACCTCCTGGTTGTCAAAATCAATCCTGTCGGGATGAAGGTGCTCATTATAAAAGTTCTTCACATCTTCAAACGTTGGATCCTCAACGCCACAATGTCGGCGCAAGACATGTCGCACACACCCGTCGATCATCCGAAGCGTTGACAACCCAAGCAAATCAAACTTAATAAACCCGAGGGGCTCCAGGTGCCTAACATTTTGCCCTTCGGACCAGGGAGCTTGTCGCACTCCCCCGGAGTTAATTAGGGGCATGCGCTCATCTAAATTTTCAGCAACCAGTACGCCCCCCGCGTGCCGGGAGCAAGAGCGTACCTGGCCAACTAAGGCCTCGACGTGCGTTTTAACATTAGGATATTTCACTAAGAAGCCGCGAAGGGATGGACTAAACTCCATCACCTCTTCCCAAGTGGGATTATAAACGCCGGCTTTAATATCGTTCTTTTGCTTCGCATCTTGAAGCGCCTCGCGCACCATAACGCTCGTAACTTTATTAACTTCTATAAATGGAATATCATAAAACTTTGATATATCCTTAAGAAGAGATCTTAGCTGCAACGTATTCCAGTTAGAAATGGGAACAACTGTATTCTCCCCCCAATCTTTCGCCAGCCGCTCCTTAAGCTCCATAGGCTCTGACACATCAAAATCAATATCTGGATAATCGGTAGCATCACGTCGTAAAAACCTCTCGAACAAAAGCCCCCATCGAATGGGATCAACCTGGGTGATGTCCAATACATAAGCCACCAATGAGCCCGCCGCAGAGCCGCGGCCGGGGCCTGTGACCTGAACTTCGTTAGCTTTATCAACAATCGCTTTCATTGTCAAGAAGTATTTACTAAACCCTCGATCTTCAATAACTTCCAATTCCATTTTTAGCCTCTCGACATATTCCGGACTTTCATGAAGATTCTTCGAGCGAAGATTATCAATCGCCAGCTTTTGAAGCGCTTCTTCGGCGGTTGCCCCTTCGGGCACCACGAAGTCGGGAAGCTTGATAGAAGTATCTGGCTGAAAATCATCAACCCGATTGAAAGCAATGTGGTGGGTTTCTGTGAGGGAATCTAACACCAATTCATCGTCGTATTCTACGCCGCAAATCTCTGAGTATTTCCTGTATGCCTCCCACATTTGATCCCCATTCTTGGGATATAACTCATACCCAATGGCTTCAATGTCGACAGGCAACTCATTGGACATGTAATCTGGTCTATCCTTTCCTCCGAGCCATCCGAGTCTCTTATAAAGTTCTCGATCCTTCCAAGCGGCCGGACTTGGATAATGGCTATCGGCCGTAGAAATCAGAGAAATTTCGTATTCTTCTTTCATGCGAATGATGTACTGATTTAGTTTGTGTTGCTCCGGTACGTTATTCCACTGCAATTCTCCGTACCATCGGTCTCCAAATATTCTCACCATGTTTTCGGTGGTCGAACGCATTGCATTCAAAATTGCCTCATCACCCTCTTCGCGGTTGCTCCAATAATCTCCCGCGTAGATACCCCCCAGGCATGCACTCGATGCAATAATCCCCTCGTTATGTTTTGCCAACATTTCGTAATCGACACGAGGGTAGCGATAGAAATTTTCCTGCCTATAGCTCTCCGATATCAGTTTGAAAATATTATTAAGGCCTGTTTGGTTTTGCGCCAGCAGAATCATGTGGCGTCTGTGGTTAAGAAGACTGCGGATAGCTTTCTTACTTTCCTCTTCGTCTTCAATTGTAGTGCCGCTCATTTCGTTATTAAGCTTCCTGGCTTCTTTAACGTCTGCTTTTATTCTATCGTATTCTTCACGCCATTCTTTGATGCTGGGAATAAAATACGCTTCTACTCCATAAATGGCTTTAAACTTCTTGCCGTCGGCCTTCATTTTTTTAAAATGGAGTAGCTGGTGGCTGAATCCGTTCATGTTTCCGTGGTCTGTCAATGCCAGCGCTTCGGCGCCGTTCTCATAGGCAAAATCCATATGCTCTGGCGGGTATCCAATTGCATCAAAAATGCTGCCCGCAACGCTATGGGCATGCAGCCCAACGAACGGGATCGAAGGTTCTTTTCTATTCACTATCGTCTTCTCCTATACTGATATGGCCAGTGACAAATCCGAAGGGGCGCTTGATGTCCTTGTAATGTCCTGATGTTATTAGTGTACAATATTGAGCCCACGTTGTCAAGTCGTAAAACCATGAAAGTTCATTTATTATTGCGCTCGACCGATCTGCATCTTTAAATACGTCCGACAACTTAAAATGTCTAGACTTTCGGCGTTCTTCGGGAGGAAGTTTTCTTTTGGGTATTTCTTCGTCTTCGGCGGGAGGATAGTAGGTGCGAGAATTAGATTTAATAACATCTCTGGCGCGCCGCCACTCTAAGGTGTCAAAAGTAAATCCTAGTGGTAATCCGTCGCAAACCGTTTTGCCTTCATGGGAAAAATAAAGCGAGCTTTTAGCGCTCATCTTGCTTCTCGCCTTTTTGACCTCATTTAAATCATACACTCCGAATGGAAAACTCACATAATATCGATCAGGAATAAGCCAGCGGCCGAGTCGTCTACAAATCCAATACGCAACGTTCGCGCCATGGATAATAGACCAAGCATAACAATCATATTTATCTCGATGTTTGGGGTGGATTGGCACATAATAGATGGGAATTGACACATGGCCCTCTTTGGGATATTTTACGTACCGACCCGATTCGACAGTGTATAAATCTTCCACCCAGTCCCCCACTTTATGTTTAATAAGCGGCGCTATATCATCATTACAAACTATCCAAATTGTTTCACACCCGGCGTAAGAGCATTCTGCTACCGCCGCCTCAACCAGATTAAAATCAGACGCGATAGGCATCAATACGTCGTGCCCTGGAAGATTAAACTCTCCGGAGGATGCCGCCACGGGGATAATGCCAGCCATGTGGGAGGCGCGGCGCTTGGTGGTGCTTAGTTCCATTCCCCCGTGATGTTGCATAAGTGAATATTAGGTGGCAGTTCATCGGCGCGCACAAAGACTTTTTTGTTTTTATGTAACTCGCGGCGATCATGTTCTAGAATCAGATTAAGATAATGTTTCTTTTCCCCAAAGTTTCGGGAGGGCCCTCGGAAGCCGCTCTCTTTAATAATTCTCGTGGTGCCTATCTTAGCAGCTGTTTCTGAGTGCTCAAACGTGTCTATCTCCGGCGCTGCTATATAAGATTTAATATAACAATCCTTGAATGATCCATCATTTCCATCTTTTCTTATGGAGGAATAAAAAACCAGTTCTTTAATGAAGTTTGTCGAAGTTAAAATTTTACACGAAGCTTGCTTGGAACCACGCTTAATATTAAACCAATCATACACTATATACTCTTCCACCTTTTCTTGTACGGGAATGCCCTGGACCAACTCCATGTCAAATATATAAAGCTCCTTAAAGCGGATTTTGATAAGGCGATGAAACTCGGTTGTCACATTCGCCATGCTGTCTGTTATGCGTATTCCCTCTATCGCCGAAGGGATGGGAGATAATCCTCGCATTCCCAACTCAAAAGTGAGACGATACCACTTATTTTCGTTATCTTTATCCGCAATGGAGTGGGGCGTTGTGTCCCCATTAATAAGGAGCATTGCATTATTAGCTTTGGCAAATTCCAAAGCCTCTAAACTATACCCAACAACAAGCTTATCGGTAGTTAGTTCCGGCGCCTCTATGATAAAACTCCGATCACATAGTTTTCTTTAACAACTGTGAAGATCTCGCCCTTATGCTCGATGTCCCGAAGCATCTGAGCTTCTACCACAAGGAGGCTGCCGGGTGTCCACTCGGCCTCCATCGAAGCGGCGAGTACTCTCACGGCCGCGAAGGGCTTGTCTGCGGGCCGATAATCTTGCGGCAAGAGAATGCCGCTCTCTTCTGTTTCCTCATCCTCAATGATTCTCACCCATAGGTGATTATTAACTGGCGTAAATGTCATTTTATAACTCCTTATACTTGATTTAAAGTGGCATCTGGTCCATAGACCGCCGGCGCCTTCTCATTATAGGCATGCGCGGCTTCTTCTTCTGTGGCAAAGTTACCCAAATATGTACCATATACCGTAGCTCTCCATGGGGCGGCGCGATTCTTGGCCTCATAGGTGACCCCCAGATGGGGACTAAGGGAGCCTTTAGGCTTTTTACGCTGACGGCGCTGTTCTTTTCTTTCCTGTCGAAGAGCGGCGCTGCGGCGCGTTCCTTCTTCAATGATTTCTAAAATATGAGAAGCAGGGCCATCAGGAAAATTCAGTTGAGCAAACTCTCCATGGAGTTCCTTGGCTCTTTGGTCATAAACGAGGGCTGCCTCTTCGGGGGTAGCAAAAATTCCTAGATGTTCTCGCTTCTTGTTCACATTAATTTGAGCGCTATAGGGATTTAGTGGCTTTCCATCGAGGGCCTTCCTTCTGTGCTGCTTGCTTTCCTTCACCCCTTTATAAGGAATCTTGGCGCCGGCAGTTATACGTCGTCGATTACGGGCATTCTCGCCCTGAGTGCAGATTCGCAAGTTGCACCTCCTATTGTCAAGGGTCTTGCCGCTAATGTGATCCACTACCTTACCTGCGGGGGGGTCCATAATGAGACGATGTAGCCTAATGTGTCGAGGATCTCCATCAAAAACTCCGAGAGCATTTGCGTAAAGATGGTCCGAATAGGCCTTGGAAAAACTAATTCCCCATCGATACCATTTGATGACATCCCAGTCCTCCGCATTGAATTTTACTATACATGTTCCATGGGAGAGAGTCTCGATCAACAACTCTTTCACCTTTTTATCCGCGGTATCTCGCATGCGCATTACATTATACCTCTCATTTAGATCCGCTTGTGTACAAGCTTTAAGATTCTTTTTCCGATAATCCAACTCATTACCATTCAGATGAGCAATCGCGAGATCGCTGGGGGCGTTTATCAAAAGACGATGAAGGAAAATACTCTTTCGCTTCCGTTGCTTCCACTCCTTCCCTTTCCACTTTTTATGTAGCCATCCGACCTTTGGATCGATGATGGTAGAATGAAAGGATAAACCCGTTTTATGATTCCTATTGGGCTTCCAATTGTGTCCCGATGCCTTTTCTAAATCCTCAGCATCTAAAATTAGTGTATGTTCTCCAATATTAAATTCAGTCGTTTCACTCATTTCTCTCCTTTTTCCTTTCTTGTCCGCATTTACTCTCCAAATCTTCAATTGCCGCCTTGATGGTCTCTTCTGCTAGCACAGAGCAGTGTATTTTAACCGGAGGGAGAGATAATTCCTCCACAATATCTGTATTTTTAATGATAGCAGCTTCTTTTAAGGTTTTGCCCTTTATCCACTCCGTTGCCAAAGAAGAGGCGGCGATAGCTGATCCACATCCGAAGGTTTTAAACTTCGCATCGCATATGTACCCCCCATCATCCACTTTAATCTGCAATTTCATAACATCCCCGCATTCGGGAGCTCCTACAATACCGGTGCCGACGCTTGGATCTTTTTTGTCCAAAGAGCCTATATTGCGCGGGTTATCGAAGTGATCTATAACTTTTCTTGAATATGCCATAATTTTCTCCTTACTCTAATTAGCCACACTTAGCATAACCACATGCTTTACAGGTCACACACCCCTCCATATATACGAGCCCCTCGGCGTTGCATTCCGAGCAAACTTTTTCAGAAGCGTTGGCTCCATTGATGATATATCCCTTTAAAACCCTAGAAACCCCCTTGGCAAAACTAAACAGATCTGCATCGCGATCCTTTTGTAGTTGCTCTACAACGTATTGAATATTTGCTCCAGTGCGCAGAGCCAACGATATCATGCGCGTAAATGCAGAATGGTTAGGATTGTCAAAAACCCTTACCAGGTCTTTTACTATGAGTGTATCTCCATTTTTGCCAATCTTTAAATCATAAACGGCATTCATCGTCTTCCGGGGGTTTTTAACCAAAACGCCCTCTTCGCGGGTTCTGGGTATCTCGATCAAATTTGATAGACCCCCCATTACCTCATAGGGCTTTCCATCCATAAGGCCTACCATAATCACCCATTTCTCCCCCTGAATAGTCGCGCGATGTATATTGCAAGGTAGTTCAAGGGGGCGCTTAGGGGCCGTGTGGTGTGGAAATCTTTCCTTTCCCTTCTCCATCAAAACTCCGGAACGCGAGCCGTCGACGTATACAGTAATCCCCTTAAGCCCCTGTTTCCACCCCTCCATATAAATTTCACCCACAATACTGGGGTCAGTCCCTCTGGGAAGATTAATGGTGGAGCTGATAGAGTGGTCTATACTTCTCTGGATCGCTGCTTGTACCTTAACGCGCCTGGACCAATCAATATCGCGGGATTCTACAAAAAAATCCGGAGGTTCCTCGTCGCCAAACAAATCTAGATATTCGCGTACATTGTGGTGAAACACTTTATATTCTAGCCACTTATCTCCAAGATCGTCGATGTAGTCCGCTTCCAGATCTTGTTCGTTGTGGGACAACTTACGCCGTCGGACATAAATGTTTCTAAATACCGGTTCGAGTCCAGAAGAGGTTTGCGACATAATAGAAACAGAGCCGGTCGGCGCGTTGGTGAGAATAGAAATATTACGGCGTCCAAAAGTCTCAATTTTTTCAGACAGATTTTTGGGGAGCCTTTTGATATACGAATTGTTTTTTTCCTTTTGCCAATCGAATGCCGGAAATGCACCCCGTTCCTGAGCCAAGTAAACGCTCTCCATGTAGGAGGTATCACGAATAGTCTCATAAATCTTCTCAATGATTTCAATGGCTTCGTCTGAATCGTAAGCAAGCTTGAGACGAGCCATTGCATCAGCGAGACCGTGAGTCCCGAGCCCTGTACGGCGGCCGCTCACACACGCCGTGTGTAGGTTGTCCCACAGTTCTCTTTCGCTGTCCGTATCGCACACCTTCCTGATTACTTCCAGCTTTTCTAGCTCTAGCTCTACAAGATCATCAGAAAGCCGCATGCCCACCGAGGTAATCTCTTTTAGCTTATTAAAATCGAAGACAGCCTTGTCACTAAACGGATTGCGCACCAAGTGTTTAAGGTTTAATGAAATGAGGCGGCAGCTGTCGTAAGCCGAGAGAGGGATCTCTCCGCAAGGGTTTGTCGTAAGGGTTCGAAACCCTTCGTCCTTGTAGCACTCCGCGGGAAGGTTTTTGATAATGTTGTCCCACATGAGCAGCCCGGGCTCCGCTGTTGTCGTTGCTGATTCTATTATTTGACTCCACAGCTCTGCGGCTTGGATCTCTTTCGTGTGGGTGGGGTTCTTTGAGTCGACCGGAAACTGCAGAGTAAATGATTCCTTGTTTTCAACCGCTCTCATAAAAGAATCACTTATTTTTACTGACACGTTTGCGCCAGTAACCTTAGTAAGGTCCTGTTTCATAACAACAAACTTCTCGATGTCTGGGTGGCGAATGTCCATTGAGATCATGAGTGCTCCTCGGCGTCCATTCTGCCCTATCATACGACACACATAAGAATAGAAGTCCGCAAACGACCAAGCTCCCGTGGTGGTACGAGCAGAGTTGTTTACTTGCGCGTCTTCGGGGCGCAGGTTAGATATGTCAAGGCCAACACCACAGCGGCGCTTAAATAAATTAGCCAAATGTTTTCCGGTGTCAACGATTGAACTAATGTTGTCGCCTGGGGACTCCACGACCACGCAGTTGGATAAAGATACGTTAACATAATTATTTCCCACTCCCATCATAGGCGAACCTTGAGGGACGATGTATTTAAAATCCTTAAAGAAGGAATAGATCTCATCTTCGGTAAGGTAAGAATTCTTGCCAGATTCAAACTTGTCCTCTACTCGCGCGAACTCTCCCGCGAGGCGCCTATGCATTTCATCTGGACTTTTTTCTATAAAGCTTCCCTCGTTGTCTCGCAAACAATACTTGGTCATAAAAACATTGGTAGCAAGTTCGTCATCATTAAAATATTCTAGGGTTGCTGCGCGCACTTCTTCTTCTGTATACATTTTATCTATTCCCGTCTTTAAACTTCTTATATCTCTCGGCCAACTTTTGCTTCTGCGCCTGCGGACTCACTTCTACCTCGGTTTCTTCAGTTGGTTCTAGGATCTTCATAGATACTGTGCTGGTATCCATAAACAATGGATATATTATACCATCAGGACCGTTCCTATTTTTAGCAATAAATACCCTTCCTGTGTTTGCCAGCTTATCATCGGTCGTTCGTGAGATGCTAAATATAAAATCCGAAACAAAGCATTTGTTGAATGCCTCGGAGATGGATTCCATAGTTATAACCTCGGCGTTGAGGCCCGATCGATTGGTCTGGGAAGCGGTCCACACAGGACACTTATATTCTTGCGCCAGGCCGCGAAGCTCTTCGTAGATAGATTCAAGTTCATTGCGCTTCTCTCTCTGGGCAGTTACGGGCCGCAAAAGATCTGCATAATCTACTATGATCATGTCAATGGGAACGTCCTTCATGCGTAAACGTTCCAGGTGCGTTTTAAGGGTATGAGTAGAGGCCGACTTGGTAGGATACTCTTTGATGATTAGGCGCCCTTCGATGTCTTGCACCTCTTCATAAATCTTTTCTTTAAATGTCATCAGATCACCCAACTCAATCCGTGTTAGACAGCTATCGTAGCGGGAGCCCACCACCGTATCTTGTAACTCCAACGTGTAATGAACTACCGTCTTGCCATCTTTAAGGGCCTGTGTTCCCAGGTGTACCAGGGCCATGGATTTACCGGCGCCTGTCGGGGCTATTACTACGCCGAGTTCCTTTTGTCCGAGGCCCCCTTGGCAGATGTTGTCTATGAGAGGCCAGCCCGTAGTAACGGGGTTCCTGAATCGGGGCTTAAAGCGTTCTTCGAAGTCTTTCTTCCAATCATAACCGCCGTTGTTGTCTGCACCGAGCTTGAGTGAGTTGTTGATCACTACGGCAATCTCATCAAAAGACGAACTCTGCAAAAGACCAATCGACTTAATCATCGCCGACTTTAGGTTTTGTTTGCGACAAAAATCTAACGCTGTGTCTTTAATATACTCTTGGTTTTCAGGGTGCGCCGCCATAATACGAGCGTAATATTCTCTGACTTGCTGTTGCGTCATTTCATTTTCATCGTCAATCCCTGAACGCAAAATCGTTCCGAGAATTTGTCGCGATGGATGAACCCCATACTTCTGTCTGTACTGAAATATTACTTTGGTGAAAAGTTTTAGATATCGAAGCTCCAAAAAATTGATGTCGAGAACTTCTTCTATCTGGTCCGCAAAAGGACGGTCATCGAGAATGACCATACACAACTGCTCTTGAAATGATTTGCCGTAGCGAGAAAAGGTTACCTTCTCTTTAGATTCCATGTTCACCTCTCTCTGATTCTACTAGTTTTTCAGCACTTTGTCAACAGAAAACCGATTCATAGTTGCAAACAAATCGTCCCAGTTAAAAACTCCGAAACCGTCTTCGTTCATCATCTTAATAAACTCAGTTCTATTGAACTCATACCCTAGGTTGCCAAACACATAATCGACCTTCTTTCTGCTTTGGCGAGAGAGGTTGGGATCGTATAGCTGCATCAACTTGTAGTTCCTTATAACTAGGTTTTTGTTATCGATAACGCGGTTAAAAAACACAACTTTACTGTCAACTTTTTCGCAAAAATCGATAACCTCCTGAAATGAATACTCTTTGTCCTCAAATAAAAATGGCAATCTTTTTTTCACGGTGGGCAAACCAGCGCCGGCAATACCTTTGAGATTATCCGACTTGTCTCCGGCTATAGCTCGTGCCATCGCAAAGTTACGAGGATGGATGCCGTACTTCTCCAAAACATTCTTCGTGGTGAGCACTTCTTTCTGGATGGGCCGAAACAAAACTGTCTCGTCATCGCAGAGCTGAATAAAATCTTTGTCGCTGGAAACTATCACCTTCTGCCACCCCTTAAACTTTTCCGACTGCACAACATAAGCGATCACGTCATCGGCCTCCACCTCGGGAAACATAAACTGTGGAATAGGAAGCTCATTAAGGTATTCTAACAGGCGCGTCTGTTGCCACACCTTGTTCTCGGTCTCTTCGTCGGGCGTGAGGTTACTCTCCCGATTCAGGCGGATGGGCTTGCGACCTTCCTTGTATTCTTTTACGATTGCTCTACGCTTAGCAGACCCTCCGGGTCCGTCCCACACCACCACCACCATGTCTGGCTTGTTCTCTCGTACGAGCTTCTGTAGAATCTTTAAGAACCCCTTGACCCCTCCAATGGGCTGCCCGTTAGTAGACATACTGGGGTCTACAATATATGCCCTGAAATATGCATTCAACGCATCAATAATCATTACTCTTTTCACAATGTCATGCTTTCTATTCTGCCGTCCCTCTCGGTATACACTACCCTCTTCACGCCAACATGTTTCATGGCGCTCTCGCACATGGTGCACGGCTTGCTCATGCGCGGGTGTCCTTCTCTATTGATTCTAACCACGTAGATAGTTGAACCCTGTGTTATCGATCGATCCATGCCTAGGATCGCTCCTAGTTCTGCGTGGAGTGTGGGGTCGCCGTCGTTATGATCTCGAAAGCGTTTTCCGAATCCACAATGTCGATGTTTATTACAGGCAACGTTACGAATCGAGCTACCCTTTACAAGGATGGCTCCGTGTCTAAACTTTCCGTAGTTTGATTGCTCTGCGACCTTCTTAGCGAAGGAGATATAACGTCGTTGTTTCCCCATACCATAGTATACACTATGGGGTGACGGTGTCAAGGAATATTCTGATTAAAATTCTACACCAAGGGCCATGGCAATCTTGCCAATTTGATTCGATAGGGCATCTAAGCGCTCCGCATTTTCTTCTATGCCATCCCACGGCTCTCTTAAAGCCGGGGCAGCGGCGGGTTCTCGGGGAGCATTAATAATTCTATTTACTTCTGCGCGAGTGTAGGCCTCGTCAAACTCTTCCTTGATAATCTCTTTGAGTCTTTGTTTGGTGAGTTTCATCGTGTCACTCCAAAGCGGGCCGGTTTGTGGGGCTCACCCATGGGCACCCCGTCCGGATCGCCGACGACCTCGAAGCGCTCTCGGACTTGGTCATCAGTAAGGCCATACCGTTCTTTTAGTTCGTATAGCGCCTCGATGGTGCGCGTAGCTACTATTTCTATTACTGATGGGCGATCTGGAGTACTGAAACCACCCATCTCCTTGTCCCGGAACTTAAACAATCTTGCTTCAGCTTCTGTCATTAGAGAACTCATCTCTTCCTTGATCATCTCTCTGAGTCTTTGTTTGGTTAACTTCACTTCTCGCTCCTAAAGCGCAGAGCAGTGGCCAGCAATAAGACCGACAACAAGAGCAACAGCGCTGTTCGCCCCCAAGAGCAGATAAAGTTCGCGTGATTCGCGGAGCAACAAAATACTCTTGCCCAAGGCCGCGGCGTCTAATAATAATTGTTTCATTATACTATTCCTTTATATTGATGACATAATCGTCAATAATAAATAGTCACCAGGTAGGTGTCTTGCTAATTTAAAATAAAAGTATAATCCTCAAACTGTATAACTGTAAATGGCTGCCCTAACAGTTCGTTTGGTACAAAAACTTGATTGCCCGATGGCAACTTTTGAACAGGGGGTTCCTCGGTTAGTGAAAGTGACATGGAAACCGGAGCCTTCATACCCTGCGAAACATCAAGGCCGGTAATAGCCCCGTCAGATCTGCCTATGGCCAGATTGGAGAACTCATACAGATCCACAAGAGCGCCTTTTGCGTCTTTCTTCAAGCCCTCTACAAGGTTTCCTGTCCCCTTCTTTAAGAATCTTTTCCAGTTTTCCATTATAAGTTTCATAACGCTGTCTCCACTATAAATAGTTACTCATCGTCTAAAGTATAATGGTCTTGTGCATTCCCTGTGCGATTATCGAACTTCATTATGATTTCCTCATCCATAATATCGAAGACGCGTTGTCTAAACCGCTCGTCCTGTAACTTCTCAACCCAATGAGAGCCCTGAAACTTTTCTTCTGAGCCATCATCGTGTACCAAAGAGTACCATGCTCCCGCTCTCTTAAGATTCTCTGAAGACTTAATAGCTTCGAGCCAAGATTCCTCGTCTTGGACTCCTACATCTTCCCCCCATAGAATCTTGAAGGCGCAATTACGCCCCTGTGTTCCGAAGCGAGACTTTTCCAGCCTGACCTTAACTTCCGATCCAATACGGAATCCGTTATCATCCAGAACAAAGCTGGCCTTGGCCTTGCGTCCTGTCAGCCAAACACGCAGAGAGTAAGCATAAATCATAGCCTTCCCTCCCGGAGTGACGTAGGGTGTAGTCATGGCCTCGGCGGGAAACCTTGTAATATTAGTCTTCAACTGGTTCAGAACCAAGAAGGCCGATTGGCTGTTCGCAATAGGGATTGTAAGCTTTGACATTCCCTTCGCAAGAATGCGCGCCTTTACTGCCATCGACGATTGAGGGTTGAAATCCCCCTCTACGTCAGAAATGGACGGGGTAAGCGCAAGCGAATCCCAAATAAACAGGGTTTTCTCTGCTCCGCTATTAAGGATTTGTTCAATAGTTTCAAGTACTTGCTCGACTGACTGAACCTGGACGTAAATAAGCGTCTCCAGATCACACCCTGCGCGTTCAAGGAACGCTGGATCGATCGCCGACTCTGCATCCATGTAGATTACATTCATGCCCATTCTCTGGGCATTCCCTGCAATTTGTGCTGCCATAAAAGACTTGCCTGTGGATTCCAGGCCTGCAATTTCTGAAATCTTTCCGACAGGAATCCCGGCCAGTTTTCCACGACAGATAATGCTGTCGAGCCAACGAGATCCTGTGGGAATCCATTCCTTAACTTCGGTTGGATTCTCATCCTTGAGATTGTATGCGACTTCCATGCCGGAAGCCTTATTAATAAGGGAACGCAGATCGGTTATTGATACGGTTCCTACTTTTGATTTTGACTTTGCCATTTTCTTTCTCCACTTAATTTGAGGCACCTGATTACCCTGTGCCTCCCCGTGGGGGGGATACTATCCTACCAGTTCGTGATTGAGGTGACTCTTCCAATCCTTGGCTCGCCAAGGAACTCGCCGGAAAGCATTCCGAACCTTAGTCCACAAAAGCGTGTCAAGAACAAAATCAGACCATCGACTCTTATACTTATCTTCAAAACAATTTTTGAATTCTGTTTCAATTACATGCAGTACACCGAAACCGCCTTCAAGCCACATTGCCTTGAGTTCTTCAAGCTTATAGTCCGTAACATATTTTTCTCGACATTCATCATATTCAAATGTAGCATCGATAATTGCATGCAATATCAGAGGCATAATATCCTTATTCAAGCCATATTCTTGTAGGGCACCGTTGAAGAGTTGTGTCTGAAGAGGCTTACGATTCTCAAAATCTTTCTTGCGTTCTCCGGCAGTATTCTTCTTAACAATTCCGAAACTCTCAGCCTTGTCGCCTAGAACTTCTCGGGTTGTCATACGAATAAAATCAGCCATATCTAGTATAAAATCAATATGTTCATAGGTTGCGTTCAGATAGGGCGCCAGCGTTTCATTTTCTAAATGTTTAAAGGCGCTTGATCCCTGCTTCTCCCACTTGCTAATGTCTCCCACTTCACCGCCACTTACCGAAGCAATGGGAAGGAAAGCTCCTAGCATATTAATCACTTGCAAAACATCGCAGTCGGGCTTCATTGCATCGCCTGCAGCATTCAGTTGATTCTGCTTCCATTGAATGTTTTCAACAGCGCAATAATTAATCTCTTTCTTAATATTTTCAAAGGTCCCGCGGATATCCATTTCACTCTTTAGCTGTTGAGCCGAGCGGTTGTTGGTGCATTTCGCGGCCGTGCGACGAGCGTCGCTGTCAGGATATACCCCATCATCCACCAAAATTATCAGGAATGGAGCATTGTTTTCTCCTAGGTCTTTGTTCTCAATCGCGGCCGTAACGGCGCCTTCCGAGTGTTGTCCATCGTAATGGCCGTTGTCCTCGTCATCACATGAAAACACAATGTAGTCAACATTGTCCTGCTTTACCGTTGTCAGAGAGCCTGTATCAATAGTGGCAGTCATGCCGCCATTATATACCAGGAACATCGGACCCTTCTCATAGGTGGCTTTGATGTCTTTAAACAACTTGGTATCGGGTGCAAGATCCCGCGGGTTAGCCCCCTTGGGAATCTGCGCTAGTGAATGAGCACTGTTGGGTTGCACAATAAGCATGTGCAAACACAGGTCATTACCATTTTTATCTTGGGCGAGTGGCACTCTAATCATAGAGTTTCTAATATCGCCATAAATTTTTAACTTAATCATTTTCTTTTCCTTTCAATAGTTCCACCTTTAGCGATCCGCTGGTGGCGTTATCATAAGTTTTTTGAGGCCCCTGTAACCCCGGGCCTCCCTGCGGGAGTGGAAAGTCGGGCTATATAGCGCCTAACTCAGCGAATGCCTGGTCAACAGCGTTCGGCTCTTCGTCGGTGGTCGTAGAAGTGCCACCAAACTTTTGGGTCTCGGACGAAACCGCCTCGGGGTCCTCTACACCCGAGTTCACAAAGGCGTCGAGCAGCGCACCAACATCTTCAGCGGTCTTGCGCTCAAACAGGCCTTCAAGATCCGGAATACTCTCAAGTAGTTCCGCACACTTCTCTGGCGTCATATCCTCGCACAGTTCAGAACTGCGACGTCGAGGTACCAGCTTCGTCTGCGGGAATGAGGCGCCGGACGGCTTACCATAAGTCATAGTAAGATCGGTGCCAGTCTCTGGATCGGTGATATCACCATATTCCGGATTTAGCACGAGGCTGAGAAGATTCTCATAGGCCATCTTACCGTATCCCCAGATGCGTACACCCTTATCTTCCTCGCCGCGAACCAGCACGGGAGAGAAAAATCTAGGCCGCACGAACAAACTCTTAGCAACCTTCTTGCTTCCATCGTCGTTGTTATCTACGCCGTCGCGCCAAAGCTGCGAGGCAAATTCACACACAGGACATTCCTCTGCGTAATTACGCTTAGGACATAAAAACCCAGGAGTGTTTCCAAGGTTGTAGTGGAACCACTTCTCCTTGAAGGGGTCTCCATCGGGAGTGGGGACAATACGAATTGCCTGAGTCCCGTCTTCGGGACGCCAAAAGTTGTCCCTATCGCCGCCTTGTCCTTTGAGAGTGGCGAGCTTTGCTCTCATCTTTTCTAAATTAATACCCATTTTATTTTCCTTTCATTGGGTTAGAGTACGATCAGCCAATATCCTGATCGTCTAGTTCGTTTATATATGATTGTACCACAGAACTATACTTAACGCAATAACAATATTTCTGTTCGTAGTTTGTTTTGTATACTCCGTAGGACACGTTAATCTTTTCTTTCACTTTATCTTTGATATATTCTTTAATCTTTTTGAAGAGTGTTCCATCTGTCTTAAGATCGTTCTCATTGATACCATAATAGTATACCACATCCCTCAGCATTTGCAAGTCATAAAACCATTTTTCTTCATTTTCTTCTACATCCACGATGCCAAGCGTGGAAATCCTAGCAATCTCATGTGGTTCTGTAAAAGTGCCCAAAATTGGTTCAGAATTTTTAAAAACATTTACCATGTGAAACGTGTTAACGATCGCTTGATTTATTGTATCGTAGTAGCTTATGATTGGAACATCTCCGATGCTTTTTTCCATCTGTGCATTAGAAATCAGGTAGATTCTTTCAAACATTCCGGACCTTGCATATTCTTGAAAAATATTCTTGACAATCTTCTCTTGTGCCGCCTCTACTTCGCTTAAGAGGGTCATGTCCGGCTCTATGTATAGAACGGATACAGAAACGTCTGAGAGTTGCTCTAAGAGCCTCAGAGCGCACCCTGTGATACTTCCTGCGCCACATAGAACCAATATAACATCTCCTGATATCTTTTGCAAGTGTTTTTTGAAGTTTGGGAACTTTTTTTCATACATCTCGTGGGATTTTTGCTTCGGAATATCGAAACAATTCTCTCCGGCAAGCCCGTTGTCGAATTTATAGATTTCGTATTGGGGGAATTTCGAAAAGCAGTCCGCAATCGCACAGCCTGCTTTGCCTAAGCCTATA